TTCCTTGACCTGTAACAGATATGTTATTACCAAATGTGGATGTATTGTCTACATTTAATGTGCCATCAAGATCAGTATTACCAGTTACATTTAAAATATCTGTAATTTGAACAGTGCCACCAGCAGAGTCTAATATTAGATTACCTGATGAAGTATCAATTTCATTGTCATTTGTAATTGCGACCTTAATATTTCCAAATGTACCTCCACCACCAGTGAAGTTGTTTGATCCTAGATCAATGTCACTACCTACGGTCAATGACCCAGATACAGATACATCATCGTCAAGGGTAATTGTACCACCAGCAGAGTCAATTACTAAATTACCAGTGCTTGTGTCAATCTCATTATTTGCTGTGATACCAAATCTAATGTTATCAAATTGTGCACCATCATTACCAGTAACTTGTCCTGATATCACTGCTGTTCCTGATACTGTTAAGTTGTCAGTAATTTGAACAGTTCCACCAGCAGAGTCTAATATTAGATTACCTGATGAAGTATCAATTTCATTAGCAGCAGTAATACCAATCTTCACACTATCAATGGTTGCACCTGTCGCAGTTAAACCACCAATGTTGTAAGTTTCTGTTCCTGTTCCAACTGTGCCACTTGTTTCCTTACTTACAAGTTCAATCCAGTTTCCAGCATGAGCAAAGAATCCTTTTCCTACAGCGTGAACATGAGCGAACATACCATGATATGTGCCAGCATTTGGTAAATCAGAATAGTTAGCGTATAGTGATGGAATCTTATTCTGACCAGATATACCCTCTATGATACCATTTGCATCGATTAATCCTGCAAATGTGGATATACCAGCTACTGTTAAATCTCCTCCGATATTGGTATTTTTCTCAATACCCATACCACCTTCAATTACATAACAACCCTCATCTTTATTATTTGATTGAGTTGTATCTGTAATTTCTAGAGTGCTATTAATTTTAAGTGTGCCTGTAATTGTACAGTTATCATTGACTTTAATTTCATTGTTGAACGTAACAGGACCATCAAACTGTGATAACACTCGATTTGATTTACCACCCTCAACTATAATTCTCTCTTTAACAACTACCTCATCAAATATAACACTCAATCTTGATGGATCTTGACCTGTAACTGTTGGAGTTGGTGCATCAAATGTTGTCTCTTCACCAGTTGTAGATGTGACTCTCTTGTTTCCAATATAAAAGTCACCTCTGTTATTCATACCAGTGTAAACAACAGCACCACCACTTTTCTCTTGCGATTGTGATAAGAACTCTTCTCTCTCTGTAAGTGTTCTGTTCTGAACCTGTGGTAGACCAGTTGAGTAGTTACCTGGACCAAAACCAAGATATTCAAAAGTGTGACCTGATGCACGAAGTATTGACGGTCTTCGGAACTCAACAGAAAGAGGTTTGATTTTTTTAACTATTGAATTTACTGCGTGACTCGCTTTTAAACTACCAAGCACACCTCGAATCACTGTAATTTCATCTAATCCAGATCCACTTAAAGATGAACTGGTGACTCTCATCATTTCATTATCAATCTGAATATATGATCCAATTGGTATACGAGTTACAGTGCCGATACCAGAATTAATAGGTGTAATTCTTAAATTCGTATCAATTACATTATTTGTAATTGCAGCAACAAGAGTAAATGATTGATTATCATAAAATGTTAAGTTTCTCGCACCAATACTTTCTGTTGTTGCATCTGAATTTGCGTTTGATGAATTTAATCCGTTTGGTAATATACGAACACCAGCAAGATTTGAATTTGTAATTGCAGAGAAGTTAGTGACACTAATCTTCTCTTTTACAGAGAATGTACCTAGATTATTGTTTGACGTATCAAGAACCGTAAATTTATTTCCTGATACAAATCCATGTGCTGACTGACATACAAAAGTTGATATTCCTGTAGCGGAATCAAATGTATCTGATGTAATAGTAACTGCTACACCAACATTAATTGCATATTGACCAGATATAATTAAAGGATCACCAGATGTCTTCGCAACAGAAACAGATGTTGTAGATGGGCAAGCAGTAATTCTATAATGTCCACCAGCAGTTGTACCAATACCTGTGATTTGTAGTACATCATTTTCACAACTTGATATTTCATTTTGAGTGATAGTGTATCTTGCATTACCATCTCCAGTTCCAATGGCAGTGGCATCAAAAAATAACCCTTCAGGTGTATAAGATGATCCACCAGTAATAATATCTACATTGGAAACACCACCACCAGATACTACAACTCTCGCAGTTGCACCTTTCCATGTTCCTGAAGCAGAACCGCTTAACAATCTAACATTCTGGAATGTCCCATTATTATAAGCTGCACCACCTGTAATCGTACCAGTGCTAATACCACTGAAATTATGCTCTCGATTAAATCCGATGGTCGCGATACCAGCAGATGAATCAACAGTTGCGATTGATAGACCAACACCAAAAACTTTAAGAACACTGTCAATAGATTCTCTAGTGATGCTCTTTTTAAGATCATTAGTTACAACTTCGCCAAGAGGAGCTCTCTTTGCAAAAGATACAGCAGCAGGTGGGTTATCATTGAAGTTATCTTTATCTAATTGTGGATATAAATCAACTACTTTCTGACTATACTTATTACCTGTAAATTCAGTAGGCATTGAATTATCTGCCTTCAAAATATAAAGATGATAGACACCATCCTGTACATTTTCAATATGAGGAGATATAGTCTCACTTCTATAAATGTAGAAGTTAGATTTAAGATCGTTTCTTTCAAATCTTGGTAGATCTGTATTTCTGATAGTTACATCATTGGTAGAATTTGTACCTGTGCTATGAACAACACCATCTACATCAGTTGTGGAATATTTAAACTGTTTATCATTAGTAATTTCAGATACAGAGAATGTGCCATTGAATCCTAAATTGTCTGTACCAGCAGTATTTGTGCTACTTGTGACATTCTTAACTATGATATCATCACCAACATTCAAGTCATGAGGTATTTCACTAATGACAGTTACAATATTAGATGTTTGTGTACAAGTTCCAATAAATCTTGGATTACGATTAAAATCAAAGTCTGCTGTAGTTAAATTTGATAATCCAACATCAGCGTTCTTTCTGAATCCTGTACTACTTGACTCCTGTATAATAAAACTTTCTTCTGGATTTTTTGTATTAGGAAGTTCTTTTGGTATTGCGACACGAACTCTATAAATTTTATCGTCAAGTGATCTGTCATCATCTCTTCTTGTGAGGAATGATGTCTTTGTTTTTACTATCCCAGAACTTGAATTGATTGATGTATATGCACTGTTTGTTGTTGCAACTTTAATAAACCACTGTGAGTTTACATCATCATATTGAATTGGTGATCCAATTTCACCTGCTTCCTTGTCATGAACACGACTTACGATTGATAATTTTGTACCTTGAAAGACTGTAATCGCTGTATTATTGTTAGCGTTAGTAAGAGTTGATGCAAGTTTGATTTGTGTATCTGAATCTCTGATCGCAAAGTAAACTTTATTTTCTTCTATATTTTCTGGTAAATCACCATCATCACTGAATATTCTTACCTTCTCACCTGTCTGAATTGTATGAGTTGGAACTGTGAATACATTGTTTGTAGGACCAGATGTAACTACATATCTTTTCTCACTTGTATTTGTTCCAATACCTATTGTAGATCCAGCACCGATGATATTATCAAGCATCTGAATATGTGCTGTGACAGTTGCTGCTGATCCAACTTGAACGGATAATGAATCATCAATTTTTGCACCAACTCGATAACCTTGAATTAAAATTGGTGGTGCATCATCTTTATCTTCAAATCCAAAGAGATACAAATGACTTGATATACCAACTGATTTTGTTTTTGTAACATCAAGTTGTAACCAATCAATAGGTAAACTTTTGGTTGTGATTGCTTTCGGAGTGATAATTGATGTTATAAATCCTTTGTTATCTTTTGCAAATGCTTCTTTCTTAAATCCTTCAGCAACAAGTGATATTTGTCCAAAGTTTGAGTTTGAGTTAGTGATAGATGCATCACCACCTGATTGAGCATCGAAATGTTTATTGTAACCTATTGCAAATACAGATACAACCTGTAAAACTGCATCATTAATAATTGATATATGAGTTGTATCCCATCCAGTTCGATATATCGCACCTGAATCTAAATGATAAACTGTGGATTGATCTAAAGATGAAGATTGTGTTGATAATGCAGATCCTTTTACAGTTGTAAGTGCGATACCCTCATATAATCTATTTGTTGGATTATATTTTACAAATGCTCTATCATCTTTCTGCAATGAAATACCAGTAAACTGGGCAACAACCATTGAACGGAATCCATTTGCCTTTTTACCATCTGCTTTCATTCCCTGCATACCAAATACTGATCTTAATGAACAGTTAAAGATATAAGGGGATGCACCAGATACAGTATCTGTTTCAACAGTAATTGTTGCAGAAGAAATGTTTGGTGTTGCTGGTAAGTTTTCTCGTACAAAAGGTAAAACATATGTAAACTGTTTACTATTTGCAACAGTTGCCACCTTTGTTGAAATATTATAGTCGACTGGAGTAACACCTCTTATCTTTATTGGTGTTCCTACATTTAATCCATGATCTTGTGGAGTTGATACAGTCACAACAGAACCAGGTGTATTTCCATCTCCAGAAATAATACTACCGCCTGATACAGGGATGGGGTCAGATTTAAATGCACCAACTATCTCAAATTCCATTCTCTGTTTTGAGAACCCAAGAGTATTTGAGGGGAACTTTTGATCAATATCTCTACCTGATGCTAAATTAAAGGCATTGGATAGTTTACTATAATACATATCCAAATCAGTGATGGTATAACCTGGTGGGTTATTAACACCATCTGCATATTCAAAACATGTTAGTTTGTGGTGAGAAAAAGTAGGTTTTGCTTGATTAGTTGTAGAGAAATCAGAATCATCTGTATATACAAGACCTGTATCAAGACCATCAAAGAAAGAAAACTGCCAAAAGTAACAACCACCAGTAATTCTAAAAATTGCAGATGTTCCAACACTTGGATCAGTTGGATTTGGAACATATAGAGGTCTGATTTTTGTTTTTCTTAAATCAAGACCAACAATTGACGTACCACGAGGGATAATACATCCACCATTTATACTATTAAACTTATAAAGAATATTATCTTCTTGAGTTAAATCAAAATTAGATGTAAGATTTAGAGTTAAAGTATCTTGTGCAACAGTACCAACACCACCTGATGGGGGAACTGCGTATGCAGTACCACTATTATTATAGATTGCAAAACCAGGTCTATTATCAATTACATGATCACCAGGATATACTAATATTGTTGTCTTTTCGGTTATATCATTATTTGTTCCCCTTACATATGAAAATCTCGCAGATTCAAGCAGAGCTCTTTGAATCGTTTTAAATGGTTGTGCTAATGAATTACCTTGATTTGATATACTATCAGTAGCATCCAGATCATTAGGATTTACATAGAGAATTTTTCCCTCTGTGTTCTTTATAAAATTCTCTAACTTATTAAGAGGCATCGCTTAACTTACACAAAATATTACTATGTTCTATTTATCCGCTTTGGAATCCTGTTGAACTTCAGACCTTACTTGATTAACCATGGCTTGCCTTTGCATTGCTTTCCTTTTCGCTTTTAAACGTGCAGCAAGTTTCTCTCTCGCACTAACATCAGCATCATGCTCTTTCTCCTTTGGTTTTTCTCTGTTAACGGATGGATTTGGAGTTGATTTAAATTTACTTACTGCGTCTCTTTGTTTTTGGCGAAGAGTATCGATATTCTCTTTTAATTTATCGAAAGATTTCATGGGTTTTTAAGTATTTATCAGCATCCATCATCATGTGTTGTGTGGATACGTACAATTTCATCATCATGTTCCCTCATTTGATTTTTTTCTTTTTCTTCTTCTTCTTTTATCTTGTGAGGTGATTGGTGTAAAATAGATTTGTTCTTCATCTAATTTTTGTTTACAAATTTTAAGCACACCCATAAATTCATCAGGTGTTTCACATTTTATATATCTCTCCTCTCCAGTATCACTAAAGATAACAAATTTTCTAGATGAAATGTTAATTAAGACTGATTCTACAAATCCATCAAAAGACATAAGTGATACCCGTACCCACTCATTATATAGGATCAAGATTATTATGTCAACCTTCCAGTTTTTCTAATCGTGACTTAAGATTCTCTATTGTTTGTTGTTGTTCCTTCATTGCCTCAATCAACAATGGCACAAGTTTCTCATAACGAACAGTCATATAGTTTTCATCAGCGGGTGCAGGAGCAACAGCTTCTGGTAAAACTTCCTTAACTTCTTGAGCAGATACTCCAACATGAATCTCTTCCTTATCATATCCAAGATCAGCAGCAGTATCATTAAAGTTGAATGTAAATCCACTCAATGACATGAGTTTTTCTAGAGGACTTTCAATTGGTGTGATATTTGTCTTCAATCTCATGTCAGATGCGAAAGCAGTGATGTTATCTGTGCATAAAATTTGTCCACCATTAGTAAGTGTAATTTTAACAGTGTTTGGTGTAGATCCTAAATTACCACCAGTATTCATAATTCTTACACCATTATCGAATCTCATTGAACAATATCCATCATTCAAATCAACTATGTCTCCATCATCAGATAGACGAACACCACCACCTGTATCATTATCATGATTAAGAGATATACTACCATTTAATCGTAAATCATTTGTCGATGGATTATAACTAATTCCAGCATCAGTATAGACTGTCTCTGCAGTTGCTGTTGAATTATTGTCAGTTACAAATGTCAGATAATGAGTTGAATTATTTCCTCTAGATTGAGTCTTGATCTGGTCTGCGTTAGAAGCATTAGGGACACTATTTAAGTTGATAGTTTCCCAACTCCATGTGCTACCGTTAGACATAGCAACTTGACCATTATTTCCATTATCACCTGTACTATCCTGTAGTTCAGTGATTCTTGCTGCAAGTAGTGTAAATAAATTAGATTGTGGATTATAAGTTAATTGGTCATCATAAAATACACTATTCTGTGTGCCATTATTACCATTTAAAAATGCAATGTATCGTGTGGCATTTGTATCTTCTTCAGATGCCTGTACGCTTTGAGCACCACCAGCATTTGCAGTTCCCCATGCCCATCCACCAGAACCATTTGCAATCGGAACCTCGCCAGTTGTTCCAGAATTACCAGTTGATTCCTGAATTGTTGCTGGTCTAATCTTACTAACAGTAAATAAATTACTACTTGGATTGTAATGTAACTGATCATCATGTCTTAAATTTTTTGTGCCATCACCACTTCCCTCAACAAAAGTAAGATAATGTAAAGTTGAAGAATCTGTTTCATCAGAGAATATTTGTAATGATGATCCAGCAGAGGGTACACCCCAATCCCAACCACCTGATCCATTCGCCACAGGAACATTACCAGTAGATCCTGTATTACCACTCGCATTTTGAATTTGTGCTGGTTTGATTTTTTGAGATACAAGAACATTTGTATTTGGATTATAATATAAATCACCATCTGTATAAACACTTTCATATGAGAGAGATCCATTATTACTATCAACAAAAGTTAAGTAATGCGATGCGTTAGTTGCCCTTACTTGTGTTCTTACTGTATTTGCTTGTGAAACAGTCGCTGCACTAAAGTTAATACCAGTTGTAGTGATACTTGTGACTCTTCCCTTTGCGTCAATAGTAGGAATTGGAACTTGAGTGGAACTTCCATATGTTCCAGCACTCACTCCTGTTGCTGCTAAAGTTGCATTTGTAAGATTAATATTTGCAGTACCATCAAAGGATATATTATCAGTGCTTATATCACCAGAAACTGTAAAGGTTCTTGGATTAGTTAATTTGTTTGCCTGTGCAACAGTTGCAGTACCAAAGTTTATACCCGTTTGACTGATGGCAGTCACAAGACCTTGATCATTTACAGTTACAACAGGTGTATTTTGACTATTACCAAATTGTCCCGCTGATAATCCACTTATTGTTTTTAATTTACCTCTTAATATGACATTGGCAGTACCATTAAATGCAACACCAGCAGCAGATACATCACCAGCATTGTTTGTTCCTGTATTTCCATCAATACTAAAGTTACGATTATTTGCTAATTGAACTGCTGTTTGAACAGTCGCGTTAGTAAAATTGATATTTCTAGTGCTTGCAGAAGTAACTCTCCCCTTTGCATCAACAGTAACTTGTGCATATTGTGTGCCAGTGGAATTTCCATAAGTTCCAGCAGACACACCACTATTAGCAAGAGAAGTAACTAGATTTACATTACCAGTTCCATTAAATGATACTGCTGATGCTGATATATCTCCCGTCGCACTAAAGTTTCGAGAGTTTGACAAAGCATCAGCGAAATTAGCTGTTCCCTGAAATGCACCGTTAAATGTTGTTGCAAATATATTACGGAACTTAAGTGATGAGTTACCAATATCATATTGATTATTATCCTCTGGTAAAATGACAGAATCACCTGATGTAGCAAACCTTAATCTTGCACTACCACCACCTTCTGCATCATATATTCTGACACCATTTGCCATTCTGATTGAACAATATCCATCATTTAAATCAACGATATCACCATCATCGCCTAACTCAATACCACCACCAGTTACATTATTAACTGTAACATGAAGTGATCCACCGAGTGTAAGTAAACCAGTGCTTGGATTATATTTTAATGACTCATCAGTAAAAACACTTTCATAAGTATTTGATGAGTTATCAGAATCAACAAATGTTATATGATGAGTTGCATTTGTATCCCTTGTAACTGTGCGAATCGCATTTGCATTTTGTGCTGTACCAACAGTGGATGTAAGGAAATCAATGGCAACCTCACTTGCTGCAGTTATTCTTCCTTTACCATCAACTGTGATTCTTGAGTATGATGTTCCAGTTGTGTTACCAAATGTCCCAACATTACTATTGACTGTATCTAAAGTTGTGTTGAGGGTGACATTACCCGTACCATCAAAGTTTTGTGCTGGAGCATCAACATCTCCTGTAATCGTAAACGTTCTTACATTTTGAAGTGCTGTTGCTGTATCAGAATTACCAGTGATGCTTGCTGTGACATTATCAGCAAAAACATTTCTCCATCTTGTTCCAGTCAGTCCAAGGTCATATGTGCTGTCTAATTTAGGAATGACATGTCCATCAGAATTTATGACTAATCTTGGTAGTGAATTTGTATTACCACCAGTAAAAAATTCAAAACCATTACTTACCTGTTGTATTCGACAATCAAAATCTTCAGAAATTGTTGTTCTAAAATCAATTAAAGCATCACTTCCTTGTCTATTCAATTCAATTGTTCCACCATGAAGAAGTGTATAATCATTATTACTAGATCCTGCTCTCGCATGTATATCACCAAGTACAGTCAATACATTTGTACCTGGATTATATTTTACACTAGCATCAGTAAATAAATTTTCAAAAGATCCTGAAGTCGAATTATCACTATCAACAAAAGTTAGAAAATGATCTGAAGATACTGATCTTGTTTGTGTTTGTACTGTTTGTGCCTGTTGCACAGTCGCAGTTCCAAAGTTTATACCTGTATTGACTACTGATGTTACACGCCCTTTTGCATCAACGGTAATCACGGGTATTGTTACAGTTGATCCATATGTATCAGCAGTTACACCTGTATTAGTCAAACTCAAATTGAGTGCAACGTCATTTGATCCATTGAAAGAAACTCCAACTGCGTTACCGTCACCAGTAATACTAAATGTTCTATTATTTGCTAATACAGTCGCACTATCAGCAAGACCTCTAAAATTTGTAGCAAATACTTCGTTTAACTTTAACCCACTACTACCAATATCATAAGTATTATTTGCAAACGGAATGATATTCGATGCTAATGTGATTTGTCCTTGAAATGTTGATATACCTGTAACTAATAGGTTTCTACCTTGAACTTCATCATAGACAACATCTCCTAATACATTTAAGTTACCACCTACAAATAAATCAGATCCAGTGGTTACAATACCTGCAAGTGTTGATGTTCCTGTGACACCAAGATTTCCCCCAATATTTACATTCTCCTCTACACCGATACCACCTTGTGTAATTATAGATCCGTTATCTTTATTAGTTGATGATGTTGCGTTATTTACAAATAAAACATCGTTAGTCTGTAAAGTACCAGCAAATGAATCAAGAAGTAAATTACCAGACTGTGTGCCAAGTGTATTACTTTCTATCTTAATATTACCAAGAGTTGAAATACCACTAACTTTTAAATTTTGAACCTCTACGTCACCAGTAAAAGATGTTTGTGGGAGTGTTGCAATACCACTTACAGTCAATCCATCGGCAGATACAGTTCCCGTAACATCAATTCCGTAAATAGTTGTGTTCAATTTTAATATATTATCATGGTATAATTCAACGGCTCCATTTGTAATTACTTTTACTCCATCTTCACCAGTACTAGATTGCAGATGAACTATATTAGATCCTCTAATATAAAGATCTCCTTCTCCAGAATCAGTTATAAAACTATTATCCCCATCATGAAATATTGATAAATCTAATCCAGTTCCAAAAAATAATTTATCATCATCTTGGAAATTTGCATTTGCATTATGAGTTGTAAATCCCGATATGACTATGTTTGATAAATTACTTGTTCCATCTACTCTTATATCTCCACCAACATCTAATTTTTTACTTGGATTAGCTATACCAACACCCAAAAATTGTGTGCTTACATCATATACGATACCAGTTGCACCATCAATTAATCCAGACGAGTTATGATACTGAAGTTCTTTAACATTACCACCAGCACCTGCTTGAACACTACCTTGATTAATATAACTTAATCCACCTGTAGAATTTTTTACAAGAACCTGACCTGTGACACCAGCAGAATTGCCTTGATCAACCAATGTGCCTGATAATCTAATATCTCCGACCACATGAAGTTCTTGTGTAGGATTTGTGGTCCCGATACCGACCAGACCTGAATTAGTAACTCTAAATCTTGAACCATTGTTGATATCTAATGCACCACCGATTGATAATAAATCAGTTGAATCATCAAATGTCAGTCCTGATGATGTTGCAAAGTCGCCACTATCTTTAAATAGAACACTATTATCGGCACCAGGTGGTGCTACTGTGATCGTAGCAGCAATTCCCAAGTTATTTGCACTTACTCCAATACCTGTTCCAGCAAAATTTAGTTGAGTGATACTACTTAAAGTTCCTACAAGTGTTCCTTCATCAAATACACTTATAGAACCTGGAATTAATCCACCCTGAATTGGAACCCAAAATCTTTCGCCAGGTCTTGACGGAATCGCAACAATTTGAAATTGAGTGCCAGATGGCACATTTGGCAATGTACCAATTGGATTTCCTAAATTTGGTTCTGCTTGATCGAGTCCAAGATATTTGTATCTGTCAGTTGTTAGACCAGTATGATCTCTTATCTTGACTCTGCCACTCAAATACTTGGTCATAATTATGTCGTGCTATTTTCTAGAATACTTGCTATAAACTCCATCTGTAATGGAGCAACCAAACCACCACTTGATGATACGCCAACATAGACTGCAAATGTGTCCGTTGTGACTGAATCTACACCAAGATTACGATTATGGGCGTAATCTGTAGTTCTTGGATATGCGTGTTCAGTTGAATTATTATCCTGTGTGCATGTAAACACTATGGAAGTTGTAGCAATACCCACAATACTATTTGCTTTTTTAACTCCATTAGTTGCTCCTGCTTCAAAGTAATGTTGGCTTGTATTTGATGATGTTCCTACATCAAGACGGAATGTGTTTGTAGTTACATTTGATATTGGTAAATATTTTTTACTTGCTGGATCACCATATCTTGGGTATGGATGTGTTGTTGCACGATTATCTAAATCACAACTGAATGTTATTGCACCATCTTCCAATTTAACAAGATCACCATTTGAGAATCCATGATTGTTTGCTGTCACAGTCAAGATACCCACAGTTGGACTGTAAGTTGTTCCAGCACCTGCGGTCACTGCTGTTGGTGCTGATAGTCCATGACTCGCTTTTGTGAAAGTAGTCATACCAGATCTACCATCATATATGACATTCGTTACAGAGAATGTGCTTCCACCAACTACACTGATAGCATTTTCCCTTGCTCTTACAAAGAAATGTATCGCTGGATTATAAAAATGTTTGTAGTTTTTTGAACTTCCAACGACTGCAGAGAACTCTGTAGTGAACCCTACAAGGTCGACAATATAAGATTGTTGTGGATCTGGAAATATTGATGTGGTAAGACCAGCGTTACTTGAACATGTAAATGCAATACCTGCAAGAGTTACTCCATCACCCGAAGATAAACCATGAGGATCCATTGTGGTGACTGTGGCGATACCAGATGGTTCATCATATATGACATTTGTAATCGTAGTTATACCTGTCTGATTACCTTTGATGAATAATCTATCAATCGTTGTTGCTGTCTTTTCTAAAACTAATCTACCATCAATTAGAATCGCTGCATCATTTGGTGGTATCTCAATATCTTTTATAATTCTTATATCTCTCTTATTATTTGTGCTTCTTGATTCTCTACGTTGTATAAGTGTAACTGTTGGATATGTATTGATTCCTACATTGGATACTTGTGCGTATAACAAAAGGGAGGACGCTCCTGTTGGAACTTCATATAACTTTTGTTCACCTGGTGCTACAGGTACAGCCAATGATATAAATTTATTTACTGGTGCAATTGCCATTTATCTCAATGCTAATATTAATGGTGTTAACTGTGCTTGAATCGCTCTGTTGAAATCTCTTCCACGAATTGTAGAAGTAGTCTGATCAACTGTTAGACCTTGACCGATTCTGAAATTACCTTTTTGATCAGTACTGGTAAATGGGACTTGACCTCCATTTATTGCAACAATTTCATTTTCAGGTATAGGTTCACCACCTTGGAAAGGGTTGGAACTATTTATATCTGTACCAGCACCTATGTATTCAAATGAATGGGAACTCGTGATGATACGACTGATCCTCTTAAATTCACTACTTGAACCAGCAGAGACTGCATATGGAACAAACTCATTAAAAGTAACAGTGGTCAATCCAGCGTTTGTTGGTTCGGTTGCTGTTTCTACAGTAAAGAATATCGGATCCATTTCTGCAACAGCAGTTGCTGATCCACTTGAGAATGATATAGTTACATCTTGCTGATTCGCACCCACACCAGTTGGTAAGAAGTTTCTACCACTTGCAATCACATCAACAGAGGTAATTGTACCTGCTGCACTTACGTTCGCAGATAGCTCTGCAAGTATCGCTTCAGGACCTGCTGGTGCAGTAATTGTCACGTTTGGTGGAGCAGTCTGACTGTATCCTGATCCACCATCTGTAATCTTGATGCTTCTGACTAAATTAAGTGGAGCTGTTGTGATTCCTGTTTTACCTAATGCTGTGTCAGCATAATCATCTAAATTTAATTTAAAGAAGAATGCTTGTCCATCAAATGGTTTTCTTACATTATTAAGATCATCTTTAACATTGTTCAATACAAATGAATCACCCTCCGCAACTGTGGCAGTGTTTACAGTTCCAGTAAATTGCGTATCACCAACACCATCAGCAACTAAACCAAAGATACCAAATGATGAGTTAGAGTTTGTAAGATCACATTGTCCACCAGAATCAACGTAGATACCTTTTTCACATCCTATCGTAAATATTGAAACTAATTGAGCATATCCATCATTCGTAATTGATACACCAATACCTGCTTCATTATATTGTGTGAATGAATCGCATACCATAGATTTCAAATCTTGACCTAAACTATTGATACCCGTAAATGCTGCGTTTGCATGATCACCATTTATCTTCATACCGATACTCCCAGTCATGAAGTTTGTACAGTTTCTTATGTAAGGTGATCTCCATCTACCACTTGGACCTTCATTCGCAGGACCTAAAGCAATATAACCACTAATTGCTTTATCAGAATTTTCAGTAGGTGGAAAAGCAACTGAACCACATCCAGAGTGATCTGTTGCATGAGATATACCTGCGAAACTTAAATTTTCTACCAAACAACCTCTTCTTACATGCAGAACATCTTTATTTGGATTATTAGGCACTATAGTAACAAGTCTTAAATCTTCACCTGAAATCGCTACATCAGTTCTTAATCCTATCGGGTTTGCCTCATTATAAACTCCTGATCTTATTTTAATCGTGTCACCTGGTTCAGCGATGGCAGCTGCAGCAGCAACAGTAAATTTAGCATCACCTTCTAGCAGTCCACTATTACTATCCATCCCGTTCTTTGTAACCCATAATGTTCTCTTTGTTTGAACACCAGATGGTCTCCATGATACACCAGACCCAACTGATGATAATCTATAATCAGTTTGTGCAGCACCAACTCCGTCGTCATTATTGATATCTTTTAAAATACTATTAAGTTCTACACTTCCATTTAAAACTGTTTCTCCATCTACGTTGAGTGAATTATCGAAGTCAGCTTCACCTTCAACCGTTAAAGTATTTTTTAGAACTGTTGCTCCATCTACTTCTAACTCACTATTAAGATCAGTTCTCCCATCAACATCAAGAGTTGAATTGAGTGTGGTTGAACCATCTACGTTCAATGTGGTGTCAAAATCACCAGCACCTTGCACGTTCAAATCAGATTGTAATGTAGCATTACCACCTAACTGCATTGTGCTATTAAATATCGCTGGTCCGTCAAGGTTAAGTGATGAATCGAAATCAACAGAACCTGAAACATGAAATGTTCCTGTTACATCTAAAGTAGATGATGGATTATTATTTTGAATACCCACATTAGTCATCCTGTAAATGGATGAATTACTACCAGATCCACTAGTTCCCCATAAATCTTTAGTTTGTATTCTTGCAATAAAACCAGGATTACTTGGATCTGGAATTGGTATTAGTGTATCAGTTCCAAGACCAAGACTATTAAGTTGTACAAAATTTAAAGCAGTAAAAGTAGCTGCCACTCCAGCATTTTGTAGATATACACCCTCATCCTGAACAAGAATGCTCGCTGCATTTCCTGGTGTAACAGTTATCCAACGTATACCACCAGCATCTTGATTTAAATAAGCACCATTAACTCCAGATGAATTTGTTGAATCAAATATATCATTATCAATTTTTACACTTCCACGAACATCAAGTGCTTGTTCAGGATTTGTTGTTCCACCAATACCAACAGATCCAATTCCAGTTGTTGCAGTTAAAACAGTTCCTCCAAAACCAATATGAAATTGATTATCAGCAACTTGTGCAGACGCAAATGTTGATACCCCTGTCACAAGAAGACTTCCAGTGGTTCCAGTAAACTCTCCAGTTTCGTCCCAATTATCCCATGAACCATCTAGCTCATCATATATGGCACCCATGATTTTTACATTACCAGCAGCTTGTAATGCAGGAACTTTTCCAAATTTTCCAGGTAATCCACGATCACCAGTTATTTGTATACCTTCTTTAACCAGTATTTGTCTGAATATACTTACTGCCTCTTCTGGTGCGACTAACTTACCATGAACATAAATGTTCTCAAAAATAGAGTCACCTGAAAATGTCTGGTCTGCATTAACTGCCATCAGAAAAATCCTCCTGCCCCAATTTTCGACGCAACTTTAGCTAAACTAACATAACTTCCAGCAAAAGCTGAAAACATATTATGAGTTCTTAATACAATTGCCATGTTACCATCACGAGGATTATGAATATGAACACGATTACCATGTATGTCTACATTACTTGTGGAGGTGTTCTTTTCAGATCTACCAATTCTTACATTATTCCCTTGCAAAACTAAAGTATCCTCTGCATCAATTGTAATATTAGTTGCTTTAATGTTTAATGAATTATTTTTTACAACAATATCAAACTTTCCATGATTTGTCTGAATCATGATCGCTTGTCCATCATTTGATTGAACAGCATTTTCCAATTGTCCAGCAGCTATTTCCAAAGTTCCATCACTATGGATACGTGCTAAACCACTACCATGTTGTGTTACGTTGAATTGATGTCCAGAATCATTCTTTGAACATAGTGCCATCGCAGTATTACCTGCAGCACCCATCTCATTCGATCCTGTTTCTATAAAACAATTCGGACCAAAAGCATTAATTTGTCTTTTTTCTTGTGATGACATTAATATCCTCCTCCATATCCTCCACCACTAGGTGGTGATGGTGGCGGTGATGGTGGTGGTGACGATGGTGGCGAAGATGGTGGTGTGGATGCAGGAGGTGAAGAAGATTCGTTTGACTGACTTGGAGATTCTGGTGTAGATGTTTGTGTTGTTGATGTTGTTGTTGTTTCGTAAGTAGTTGAAATTGGTGTTTCAGATGTTGAAGTTGTTGATACCATGTCATCTGCTTCCTCTTCAGATGTCACAACTTCATTCATTTGCTCTGGAGGAGTTTCAACTAATGTATCAATCGAAATTTCAGGAGCAATTGACTCCTCTGATTCAATAATCTGATAATTTTCCTTTGGTAAGATACAATCTATCACTTGAATTAACCTTTCTTCTCTTGTTGATCTTTCAATTGAAATCACTGGTCGTAAAATCGCACCTGATCCAGTTCTTGTAGAAATATTTATTGTTGGTAAAATATCAGTTGGTATCTGCTCTACTACATCCACTCCAGCAACACTTCCATCATCTTTAAGTATTAATTTAAGATTATCATCAGTGATAAAGTCTTCGGGTTTATAATTAATACCTGGATTGTCAACAATTACTTTACTAATAAACAATTCTTGAATACCACCTTTACCTGTTGTATATTCTGCAACAGGATAATTTTCACCTTCACTGATTATGATAACATCTTTAATTTGTCCGAAAGTGGGTGAATTTTGATTCTGATCAATTATTGCTCTACCAAATGCACCATAACCTTGACCACATGAATCAGTAAATGACACTAATGGTGCTGTTGTATATCCAGAACCTGGTTTTGTGATTCTAACTCCAGCAATACTCGCAGTTCTAGAGAAAGATCCAAATATGTCATCTACATCTAACTTGTCTATGAATTTACCCAGAATAACTTCACCAGCACCACCACTTCCATCTCCACCAAAAAATTCTATTTTAGGAGGACCGCAATTAAAAATATTTGTTGTATTACATGGTTCCAATCCACTTGGTGTCCCTACCTGTGTTCCGAAAATACTCCATTGACCGTATTCTTCTTCAAATTCTCCAATTTTATTTGAAACTCCATCAGTCATTCGAGTTCCAAGTGATAATGCTCCATCAATTAAATTTTGTTGTTGTTTGTTTGATCTAGCAGGTCTTAAACCAACACCCATTTTATATACATTACTTGAAACACACGTATCTCCACCACCACATTTAAAAAGATCAGATGCCTTTGATATAGTATCAACACCTCCAGATATGAAATCCTTAACACTAAAAAGTCCACCCTCTATTCCAAGACCACTAAAGGTATTTGATATTGGATTGATGAGAGGTGTCATTACCTGATCTATTTCTTTGTTTATTTTACCTGCTATTGCACCAGTGAATTGTTGCACCGCACACGTAGGAACATTTGTAACATTTTTTATCATACCAGTAAGCATGTCTTCGATTGTACCTTTTAATGCATCTGATACTTTTGATCCTAAACAATCTAATCCACTAAACATTTTTGCAGAGGGTTCAATCATACCCTCCTGTAGTTTTGTAATTTGTGCAATGGCAGCTGTTACTGGTCTACCACTAGCAGCAAATTCTGCAAAGGTTTTTGCTTCAATGCCTGATAATCCACCTTTTATATAACCTATTAAACTATCAGATAATGCATTTGTTATCTGTCCAGTAAAAGCAGTGCTTGCGTTTGATATCTCATTAGTCACCGATTTCATGTCACTTGCAAGATTTAAACCAGCACCATCAATTTCAGTAACTTTATTAAAAAAGTTCTTCAAACTTATATCAACATTATCGAAAAAATTATTTTTACATGGATTTGCACCTGAAACAAGTTGACCAAGATTTGGTGACAATGGTTCTACACATACTTTAGTTGGTTTTTTATATTCTTCTAATTGTTTAAATCTTTTGATTTGATCACTAATAGACAGTTTATCAATCTGCTCTTGATTTAAAGGATTTACTTCAGCTAAATCAGGAAAGACAGATTTAATCTCCTTAATAGCACCATCCCAATTTGGTGGGTTAAGTTCTATTAATTTCTTATATGCTTGGATTTGCTCTTCAGATATTGAGAGTTGTGCTTCTGTCATTATAAGAGTTTTATATTATACTTATTTATCAGGTTATTTCAAAGTTTAAATCCGCAATATTTTCAATCTCCTTAAGTTCTTCAATCTCCTCAACCACTCGTGGTTTCTTAATGGCATTAACTTGTGGTGGTAAATTTGGATCAATACCTAAATTTTGCAATGACACTTGAGGCACATTTCTTCCCTTTCCTCCACCTTTTTGTACACCTTTACATGTTTTTAAACCAGGTGTGCTGACATTATCGTTTTCATTAAATTCTTGTCCACCTAATATTCCCTCTGTGCTTCCATTTGTAAATCCTTTTGTCTGATCAAATTTACCATCACCTATTTCATCACTTTTTGTTCTTGGTAAAACACCATCAATTATGGGTGCCATATTGTCATCAGCAAGAAATCTACCTATTACAGTATCACCTTGAGATATTCTCGGTGTTTGCATCATTTCTCTTGCTCCACTACCAGCAGTGGCAGGTAATAAAACCATCGCGTATACAACATCCCTATCTTCAATTCCATCTTGTTCAGAGTAATGATCTAAAATACGAACCTTGTATCTCCATCCCCAACCTTGACCAGTGACTTGATCTGCTTGATTATCAAAAGATACGACTTTTCCTATGAAAACGTTATTATTCATTTTTTACTTACGTGTAAACCATATGTATCACGAGCGAGTGTTAATGATGTCACTGATTTATTAGAGTCAAAATAATGACACAAATGTAAAATAAGATATTTACCACTCTGTCTCTTATCTATACCTTCACTACATTTTTCATCTGCCAAAGCTTCAATTTCAAGTTTGATAACATCACCTGCTCTTAATTCAATATTACATGGAACCATTATTTCAACAATTTGAGAATGAAGTATATTATATCTCATTGATGATTTTGCTTGCCATTCTGCTGGAGTATTATTAATAGATGTGCTAACTCCAACTTTATAACTTCCAACATCAAGAATGTGTATATTTGTTAGATTAAAACCTTGTAATTCTAATTCTACATCTTCACTATTACCGAGTGCTTGGTCAATGCCACCCGTATCACTAATTTTGTAAATTTTTTCTACATACTTTTTATTAAAAGGATTAAAGAAAATATTACGACTCGCATATGTCCCTGATTCAATCGCTTGAATCACATCTTGATCCTTAAGAAAATTTGGTGCTTTTAAAATTTTAAAATCGTTTTCATCACCTTTTTGATCTGCTCTAAAGGAACCATTATAAACATAAACTTGTTTTGGTTCTTGTGATACTAGAGAATTAATTGATTTAAAATTAAATCCATCTTGAGTTTCATAGAAAAAATAACCAGGATCACCCTTGACAGGGACAGCTTTTCTTGCTAGATCTGTAATTAATTCAAAAGCAGTTTTACCCTTTCCTGTGAAATCATACATATTTTTTGTTGCTTCAATATCAAAATAATCAGAATCGATACCTAATTTCTTTTTTAAAATTGTAGATACTGAATCGCTAATGGTTAGATTACTGTACTTATCAAATATGGCAGAAGTTTTGTTTTTCATTTCCCATTTTGAAACTAAATCCAATAATATTGCCTCACGATTAGATTCTCTACCGATTTGGGGAGCTGCTTTTACCTTCATCCCTGAATTTGAATTTTTCCTATTAAAATCTAAAGTTCCATATTTTGTTTCTATTTTAAAAGTAAAATCTTCATTACCAGATATTTTGTGTAAATTTTTCGCAGATTCAGAGGATTCAACATATGTGACACTTGCTGTAACTGCTGGTGAGTATACACTTTCATAATAACTGAAACTTGTAACCTTTCCATTTACACTTCTTGTGAAAGATTGTCTCTTTCTCTTTTTTGTACGAGAGATAACAATCTCCTCATATTTTGATGCTGCAGCTGCTGCGTTTGCCATTATGATTTACCTCCTACAGGTACAGGATTATCGACAGGAACAATTTTTTCAATGGTTTTCGTAGCGACAATAATCTTTGTATTTGTTTTTGTGTTTGTTGATTTGGATTTTATTGTATCAATTCTTTGACTCTGATCATTTGATTTAATCATCACTGTTCGATTTATAATACCAAGAGCTTTTTCGTAAAAGGTTATTTTTCGATTGACTCCAGATATTTTATTAATATCACCTGATTTTATATATTCATCTTTCCTTATATAAGCTGCAGCAAGTTTTTTTTCTAATTCAGATTTTTTATCTGATAATTTAAATCTCTTACGATCCTCTTCAGGTAATACACCCTCACCATCTCTTTCAGTTGAATCTAATTTTACATCTGATCCAGATCCCCTTGAAATAGTAGTTTTTTTATCCTCTGGATCTTTTTCTATTTTTGTATTATTTTCTTTACCAATAGATTTGTTAAAATCTTTATTTTCATTTACATTATCAGACCCTTTTTCTTCTTCTTTCGTGGATTCACCACCAAATTCCTCTGTCTCTTTATCAACAACATCAAGATTTTTGTTCAGTGTTTCTACCTCTTTGTTTATCTCTTGTTTTCTTTTATCTTGATCTTCAAAATTAACACCTGTAAAAAATTCAGTTATATTTTTAAGACCTGTGCCAACTATTTGCAGTGTCTTAAATGCAAAATTAATCAAATTTTTATTTCGCTCCTTCCACTCTTTAAATTTTTCTATCAAACCTGGCAATGCTGTAATTAATTGACCTATTAATATTGTTGCACCAAATTGAATTACCTTCTCAAAAAATCCCATCACACTTTTAGCAGCATTTTTAGCTGCATCACCTACTTTCTGAATTGGTGATCTTTTTAATGTTAATTTTTCCTCTTTTTCTTTAACTTTTTGTTGTTGAATTTGTTTTTCTATCAATGATTTTTTTTCGGCACGTATGTCTGCAAGAGTCTTATTCGCATCAGTTAAACTACTACGAAGATTAGTTACATTTATTTTTAATTTTTTTACTTTTTCTTTTAACATATTATACCTTTATTTTATATTTTTCTTTTATCTTATTCATGTATGGATTCAATACGTTCACAGAATTTATATCTTCCATAATATTTGTTATACCAAGAGATAATGGAGGTTGTTCTGGCATTTTATCTTTTTCCGTGCCTAAATCCATTTGGACTATCTCTGTAGTACCCTCTCCCACAGGTCCCAATTTACTTACAATATCTTCGGTTTGTTTATTTGGAATAATAGTTCCAGCAGTATTTGGTTTAAATATTTCCGCTCCACGTTCACCGACAAGATATGATTTATCTTTAGAAACTGATCCTCCAGTCTCTCTTGCTTCCATATTACTAGCATCATTCACATCTTTCGCGACTAAAGCAGCATCAGCAGCGAGTGATACAGCGGTTCCAACACCAGGTATCATAGATGCAGCACCAGATCCTAGTTCTAATAACGCACCGCCCCAGTCACCTTTTCTCATTCTATCAATTGCAAATACAGCACCCAATCCAAGACCCACAAATGGTATTTTCTTAAGAAGAGATTTAGCACCTGCCTTCCCCGCAGTTTTTGTTAAAGTTTTTGCAGCGATCTTCTTTCCTGTTTTTGCGATTACTTTTTTTCCAATATTTTTAGAAGTCGTACCTGTTATTTTTGCTGCTATCTTACCTGCTTTTTTACCACCGACAGCGATACTTAATCTTGTAATTGCCTTACCAAGTTTCGGTCCATACTTGAATATTGATTTTGCAAGTCTAAAAGCATTTCTGATTACCTTTATTACACCTCGAATCGCTTTGACTATTTTCATAATCTTTCGGATTGCCAGTGCAACACCTACAAGAACGACTCCACCAACTAACCATTTAAAATTATTAACAACCCAATCAAAAACCTTTTCTAATTTTTTTCGATTCGCCTCATCCGACAACCAACTAAAAGCACCAGTGACTAATTGACCTGCAAAAATTGTTAATAGAAATTCTTTTATCTTATCAAATAAACCTACCGCTGGTTGTAAAAGTTTCTTTGTAGTTTCTTTAATACCTGTAAATAAACTTTTTCTCTTTCCCTCTAATTTTTGCTCTTCCTCTTTACGACCTTCTTTTTCTAGTTTTGTTCTTAAATTATCATTTTCCTGCTGTCCTTGATCAATTCTAAATGCAAAATCTTTTGCAAGCACACTACTAATACTTTGTATTGCAAGTGAAATTTCGTCAATATCAGATCCCTGTGCTCGATTATTTCGACTTACTTTCAATATATCTTTTAACTTTGTTATTTTAAATGAGTTAATCGAAATCTTTTTTTCTATCTTTGCAATTATATCAAAAATATTTTCATCTTGAGTTTCAGTCTGCTGTAAATTTTCAGTCGTAAGTGCTCCACTAGGACTTGGTATTATAGAACCACCTCTTAAGGATCCAAGACCACCACCACTTTTTTTTACTATTGCACTACCACCTCCATCACCCCCAGTGAATATACTCTTGAGGTTTGTTACATTTAGTTTTACGTTTGAAGGAATGACTTCAGGATTAATGGCTTCCACTTTGTTGTGCTTTTAGGTTTTCCTCTTCAATGTATTGTTGTAGTAATGAAACGTAAATTTCACGTTCCCACGGAATCATATTTTCAATCTCCGTTAAAGAGTATTTATGATGCTGAATCAAGGCAAAATTTATTTTATAGTATGACTCAAGATTCGTATGAGACATACCTAACTGAAAAAAGCAGCTAAACCCTCCAACACTACGTCAGATTCAACTTTTGTTTTTGGATTTGTTATTTTAACTGTATGTGTAAGTTTTGGCATGGTTGCAAAGAAATTTTCAATTTCTTTAAATTGTTTTGTATTCAATTGCTCAACAAATTCTTCAAGTTCTTTCTTTGTTGAATCATTTGCACCCCAACTTTCTTCTGCATTATATATCATATCAATACAAGAAGTTACCATTCCCATCGTTGTTGTTATATCAGAACTCGCACTTTCCGTTGTGTCAAAATTATTTTCTACAAATTGATTTAAGGATGGATACTTCATTTTCATAGAAAGTTCATCATCAAGTTTAATAATATTTTTATGTGACTTATCTTTCTTAATTTTTATTGTATCAATGTCTATTTCAGTTGTAACTTGTGTTTTTTCATCATCAGGACATAATAAATTTACTTCTATAGTTTCTCCAACTGACTTACCACGAACATTTAAGAACAAATATTCCATATCAAAGGTAGATAAATTACTTATTTTAACACCCTTCGTCATAATACAAGCATCTAATATTTCAACGATTGCGTTTGTAATCTGTTTCATATCCTCTGACTCAAGTGCCATTATAAGAATTTTCTCTTCACGAACAAGAAACGGACGATATTTTATTTTTTTACCAGTTGAAGGTAATACCAACTCATAAGTTGGCGTATTAATTTTAGGTAAAGGCATAATGTCTGATACAATTCAGTTTAGTTATTTATACTACCTACGTCCATGATGTATCTGTCATAATTAAAACTAACAGTTACTTTAAGGATTTCAGCAGTACCATATGATACAGGTATAGAAGTTATAGATTTCGGAAATGCGTTTATAAATTGATAATCTAATCTTCTTCTAAAGTTCTTTTCAAATTTAGTTACATACATTGTATCACATTTATATGAATCTGGATACTGAACTCTACGATAAAATCCCTTTTGACTCTCACTCACATTAGAACCACTTGAAATATAATCCATCCAACCTTCAAAAATTCTCAAATTTGTATAATTTTCATCTATGTAAAATGTAAAATCTATGTCAGTATAAATTCTCGTGTGTGCAAATTCTTGAGGAACACCCATGAAATCACCTTTTACCTCTCCAGTTGTAAAGGCAGATGCTGGAAGAGATGCTTCATTACACAATATACCACTTTTTCTGGAAATAAAATCTCTTACATTTGCAATTCCCATTGATGAAAGATGATTTGTGACTGATGGTTTAAGTGTAGAAAAACTCACTTGAAAATAATTTGACTGTGCAAGAGGGGTCAATGCCTCTTTTGCACCAAACATGGTAATGTTTCTAACTATAGGTTTTGACACTCTAAATACCTATTAAGACTTTCTATATTATTTCTATTTATGTCATATAAAGGTAAGTTTAGACCAACTTTCATTAAAAAGTACAAGGGAGATCCTACAAACATCATTTACAGATCATTGTGGGAGAAAAAATTCATGGTCTACTGTGATAAAAATACAAATGTATTAGAGTGGGGAAGTGAGGAGATCGCACTACCATATCGTTCTCCTGTTGATAACAAGATTCATAGATACTTTCCTGATTTTTATATTAAAGTGAGGGAATCTACTGGTCATATTAAAAAATACTTGATTGAAGTGAAACCTTTTAAACAAACAGTTGAACCTCAAGTTAAAAAAAGAAAAACAAAAGGATACATCTATGAAGTTTATGAGTATGCTCGTAATCAAGCAAAGTGGAAAGCAGCAAGAGAATTTTGTAAAGATAGATTATGGGAATTTAAAGTCTTAACAGAAAATGAACTTGGAATCAAATGAGTCGAATCAGTCCAGTTTTAAATGAATTAATAGGTATAGAGGATCCTGATGTATTGATGGCAGAAATTCTTGAAGTATGCAGTGAAACAGAATCAGTTCCAAGTATTGGTAATTATTACACTTTCATATATCAACCAAAAACATCGAGTCTTCGTTATGACGCACATCCATTTGTTGCTGTCACAAATATATTTTCATGGGGTTTCAGTGGAATAAATTTTCATTGGGGGCAATCAAGGCAATATACCTTTGAAGAAGTGGTTGGAAGTCTACATAAAATTTACCCAAATGAGATTAGAGATTTACAAACACTGCCTTTTGGTAAAATACGTATAAATAGTTAAAAAAAATATAGATGGCACGAGAAATCATAGGTTATAGGACTAATAGAAGAGGTAGAAGAGTCGCTATCTATGGAGATTCTAATCCGTCTGTAAATACTAATGTCACACCAAAACCAGTTGAGAAACTGACAGAGGGTGGAGATCAACCTGTCATAAAAAATAAAAATACAAATAATAGAACACAAAATAAACCAAAAAGAGCATCTGTTGGTGGAATATTAAGGTATCCATATGAAGCACTCACAGCACATACAGATTATTTACAAATCGATATTGTAGAATATAAATCTGTTAAACAGAGTAGTGGTAGTTTAGTATCAAATCCAGCATCTGGTGGTCGTAGAATACAAGGTAGCAAAGTAGTTGGAAGCACAAGACCTAGAGGACTTGCAACGAAAGCGTTAAAAAACACGGGAACTATTTTATTACCAGTGCCCAATTCAGTACAGGATGGAAACTCGGTAGATTATGGTAGCAGTAAATTAGGAAGTTTACAAGCAACTGCAGCAACTGGAATCAGAAATTTAATGGATGCTGACTTTACGAAAGGTGCAGAGGCATATGGTGATCAGGTCAAACAATCTGTTGCAAAAGCAAAAAATGAATTTGTAGCTGGTGTCGGAGGTGCTGATACGGCTGCTGATATTTTAAAGAAACAACTTACAACTCAAGCAGTTGGAATGTTAGGGGGGAACATAACTATCGATCAATTAATGGCAAGAGAGAATGGTGAAATATTTAATCCAAATATGGAACTTTTATTTAATGGTCCTACATTAAGAAATTTTAAATTTTCATATAAAATGATGCCTCGAAACGAAAAAGAAGCAGAACAAGTCAGATTAATTATACGATCATTAAAAAGTAACATGGCGGTAAAGACAAAAGCATCATCTGGTCAGGGTGGTTCATTTTTCTTAAAAACTCCAAACGTTTTTAATTTAAGATATCGAACTGGTAATAGTGATCATCCTTTCCTACATAGATTCAAACAGTGTTTCTTAACTGATATATCAGTGAATTATACAGGAGAAGCATCACACATGACATACGCTGATGGAACACCAGTTTCAATGGTCATGGATTTAACATTCAAAGAACTTGAACCAATATATGATGTGGATTACGATGAAGATGGAGGAGTAGGTTTCTAATGAGTTTTTTCAGAGAATTTCCAAATTTAATTTATCCGTCATATATGTCGGATAATTTTTCATCTCTTAATACAATAGAGGTGAAAAATATTTTTCGTAGAATTAAATTACGTGATGATTTAAAAAATAATTTTACTGTTTTTAATTATTATCAAATTCCAATGAATTATAGACCAGATATGGTTGCTGATGAAGAGTATGGATCACCAGAACTTGATTGGGTTGTTATATTAACAGCAGGTATCATAAATGTTAGAAATGAATGGCCTCTATCTGACAAAGAGATATATGACTTTGCACTTGAAAAATATGGAACTAACTTAAATAATGTAAAATATTACGAATCTAAAGAAATAAAAAATTCAGATGGACGAATCATACTACCAAAAGGTAAAATTGTTGATGAAGATTTTATATTTACTTACTTTGATGGTGGTCGTCAATCAGTTTCTGGAAAAAATATAAGAACTGGTATTAGTCACTATGAACATGAAACTCGTGAAAACAATAAAAAACGTCAAATACAAATTTTAAGACTTGAATATTTACAACAATTCCTGAATGATTTTAGAGATATCATGGTATATGATAAATCGTCGCAATACGTTGATGAAACGACTGCGACGACTGAAAATTCCAACCTTATGAATTCTTATTAGGATTCTGCTAATTTAGCAAAATAAGATAAAGCATCATCATCCTCATCACTAGCAAGTGATACTGGTTCTTTGGGTCTTGAAATACCTTCACTTAAATCTTCAAGTTCTCTTACTGATCCACGATTTGTCTCTTCTTCAAAGACTTCTGGATCTGATGGTCGTGAACTTGTCACTCTTAAAACATTTTCTAAACGTTTTTTAAGTTCATCATAAGTTTTAAATTGGTCGGTAGCAACAATCTCTGCAAGAGAATATTGTTTTTTCCATAAACCTTCAAGTGCATCATCATCTTCAAGTAAAGGACTTACTGCTGCAAATTCAGAACTATCATAGTTTCTAAATCCTGCCACATTTTTTGCTTTTAACTTGAAATTAGCACCTTGCCAGAAATCAAATGGATCAATTGCTTCTTCGTCTTCAAACTCTGGTTGCATCGCTGCGGTGAGTTTATCAAAGATTTTCTTTCCATATTTAAAGAGAAATACTTTCCCTTCATTTTCTGGATTTGCTGGATCCTTAACAACGTAGATGTTAGATATGTAAGTTAACTTACGTTTCTGTTTTCTCGCTGTCTCCTTTCCCGCATCTGTTCCATTATTCCAGAGTTCGGTATTATATTCTGATACTGGATCTTTTTGTCCTAAAGTTGTCAAAGAGTTTTCAATATACCATCCGCCTGGTCCTTGAAATGCATGAGAATATAACTTCACGAATGGAAGATCCTCACCATTAGGAGCAGGTAAAAAACGGATAATGGCATATCCATTACCACCTTTATCAACATCAAGTTTCCACAGACGATCATCAGTAGATCCTCCTGTGTTATTCATTTTTTCGACTTCTTTAACAAGTTTAGCTGTCAAAGAACCTAGCTTTGATTGCTTTTTAAGATTAGCAAACGACATTTTTGGATACCTCGGATTAATTAGATTTGGTAGATTACTTTTATAGTATAACAAAGAATCTCTTATTGGTCAATAGCCAATCGTAGAGACTGAATTGTCTTGTGCATTGCATTAAAAAGAAACTGCATGTCTGTCCCATCAGGAAAACCCATGAGAGTGATACTTTTTTTAAGTTCCTCTTTCATTCGTTTTGCATCTGGATCATCAGAAAGAGACAGTCGAGTATACATAATTTTTTGTCTCTCCAACAAGTCAACTAACAGGTCAATATGTTCAATACGATCCTCACGAGACATACCTGCAAAAGAAAAAAGACTTCCATAGACAGTTTCTTGAAGTTCGTTAATTTCACGTAACTCTTCACGTATTATTTCTGAATCGAAAAATTTACTCATTGACTAGTTCCCGTAAAAATTTTTTATATTGAAACACATTAATATTTAGGAAAGGTAGATATTTTTTCAATTTAAGACTTACGGATTCCCACACTGGATCCTTGAGTTTATTATCAAAATTTTTTCCAAAAGAAAATATTTTCTCGAAAATTGCGAATGTTTCTAAACTGATATTTCCACCCAGATATTTTTTTAGTATCACTGGATGTCCTTTCGAGCAGTTGAATAGATCTTCCAATTTTTTTTCCGAGAGCAATTCCTTTGATTGTTCTTTGAACAAGTATGTTAAACTCTGTTGTCGTCTCATCCAATCTGCGTAATTTCTTTCTCCAGAGTTTATTATTTCTCCAATCCATAAATTTTGTGGTGTGTCAGTGGTCACGAAGTTTGCAAGAAGAAAATCAGTTATCTCCTGATCCGAATATTTTCTTGATGTTTTTTCAAACCAATACTTGTCTTTTCTTTTATTAAATGAAGTGACAGTCGCTCTTGATTTACCACCATACTTAAAAAAGTCATACTTACGATTCGTAAAATGACTTTTCATCGAAAGATATGTTTGGTAAGTCTCAAACGGAGTCACTTTCGTCTTCAACATCATGTGATTCTAATTGTGTAATTGCATCAACAGGAACTTCATTATCACCGATACGATACCAGTGTTCTAGTTTTCCTGATTTATAACTTTCACGTTTTCCAAGATATTCGAGGTCATGAAATTTATGCTCTCGAAGCATTGCTTGTAAACGATGGTGTGTCAAGTCCGATTGGGAAATTTTCATAATGGAAGTTTAGCACGAGAAGTCTTCTTCATGAAGTTGAGTCTTGTTGCATCCCATTTGAGTCTTTCCTTCAAGGGTTTTGAAACAACCTTCTTTATAGATTCTACCTCAAGATTGTTAATTTCGCAATAGTGCAAAATTGCATCAATATAATTGAGATTTTCCTCTGCCACGATAGTCTCAATTTCTTGTGCAAATTTTTGCGGAGTTAGAAATTTACTCGCAATCGCTTTTTCTAGTTCTTTATTTGGTTCCATAGAGTTCCAATTTATCCCTAATAAACTTCTCGATGTACTTTGTAAGAAGTTTGATGTACTTTGATTTGTCTCTTTCTTCATAGACGACACACTCTCCATTTTCACAAGCCATGATAATGACCAATTTTTTTACGGTAATCCCAGTCAGTTCATATAACATACAACCGTATGCCATACATTGAACAAAATAGTGATCGATCCACTCTCGTGGTTTTGGTTTTTTTGAAGTTTTGAAATCGATTATCGCTAACTCATTCGCATACTCTGCTATACAATCAACGGTTCCCGCAATACCAAGTTGTTTACTATAGAGAGATCCTTCTAGTGCGTGTATATTATTTATGTTGTTTAATTTAGATTTAGAAATCTTAAATAGAAACTCTGCCATCGGTTGAACTGGCGGTAGTTCATTATTTTTAAGATAATTTTCTGTCAAAGTATGCATATCAGTGCCACGACTGGTAGCCGCCTTTGTGATACGATCCGCTTTTTCATTTCCTACTTTTTTTCTCCAATTGACAAAAATCTCTTTATTATAGTGACTTGTAATTGAAGTAATAGAAACTAATTTTAATAATTCATCATTATCTGGAACAGAATAATAACGAACTCCCTCGATTGTCTCCCTTTCTAATTTGGGGAGATTTAAATTAACAAAATCAAACATTACATACCTAATTGCATTTTAGCGATGATGTATTCTTTAACAAGACCAGAGCGAACAATGTCTTCTATACCAAATTCGATAAGATCAAAAGAAGGCATAGTGCGAACAATTTTCATAAAATCAATAATCCCATTTTTTTCATTAGTTTTTTGTAAATCAGTTTGAGTGGCATCACCACAAAAACATATTCTACTGTTTTCACCAACTCTTGTTATTATACTATCTAATTCATGAAAATTCAAGTTTTGAAATTCATCTACAAAGACAATACAATTATCAAGTGTTGTTCCTCTTAAAAATGAGGTGCTCCAAAACTTAATTGTTTCTTGAGCTTTCAAATTACCATATAACATCTCAAAATCGGCATCAGATGGCATTTGAAACATATATTTTACCATATTTTTATATGGTATTTGATATATATCTGCTTTGTCTTCATGATCTCCTGGTAAAAATCCAATTTCACGAGTTGCAACAAGAGATCTCACCAAATAAATTTTTTCATAAGGTGTATTCTCATCAAGCACATCCTTTAAGGCATTATATAATGTAATAAATGTTTTTCCTGTACCTGCTGCACCATATGCAATAAAATGTTTATTATTTGAATAAGATTCAAATAATTTTTTTTGACTATCAGATAAAGGTTCAATATCTACAAGATAATCTAAATTTAATGGTTTTTTCCTTTTCATCTGTTTAGCGGTCAATCCGACCCCAATCGCCTGATCGGATCCTCTTTTTTTTCTTGCCATTATAATTTTTTCACTCTTGAACCAGGCATTTTTGATGCTTTTTGTAAAACATCATTCCAACCTGGTTTTGATTTTCTTAACTTATCTCTCCATTCTCCAACCTCACCTACACCTGGCACTGTCGAAGGATCAGAATAGTCACGAGTCCATTCAGGATTGTTTTCTTTCCATTTATCCCAATCATGAACACTCATGGATACTTCTTTTTTTTCACCTGTCTCTTGGTGTACTACTGGATAAGTTGCCATTTGATAATTACGATATGTTAATATTTAGACCCATTCAAGAGCCTCTGATACAGTTGGAAACTGTTCGATAAAGACACTACGACATGCTTCAGCGATGCTCATGTGTTCTTTTTGTGTTCCATGTGCAGAACGTAAATCGATATAGTGAATCCATGAACGACATGAACCTGTCATATAGATTTTAGTTGGTGTACACAATGGTAATACCATTCTAGCACATTCTTTTGCAACTCCCTCCTCAATCATTTGATTATATAATGATTGTGCAGAACTAAAGAGAGTTATCATTTGTGCCTCTAATTTTTGTTTCACAAAGGGATCAAGATCATCTGTAGAATTTTGACGATTTTTAAGATCTTGTTTTCTTAAATCTGGTAATTGAATTTTTCCTAATTCATTACTTTTCGCATATCGTTGAGAAAATTCTTGAAATGTAAATGAACGATGTCTCAAAATCTGTGCAGCAATCGCACGAGTTGTCTCTATTTCAAGAGTCATTGATGATTGTTCAAATACAGACCAATGATTATGTTTAATACAATATTTCAATAATCCCGCATAATTTGGATTATCTTGATTATTTGGATTAGAGACTCTGGCAATATGTGCCATCGTTTTTTCAGCATCAGGAGTAATACTTACTAATTTGACTACCATTACTTAAATCCTTTAAAATTTTGACTTTTGAGATTTACAAGTTCTTCCCTTGCGATTTTAAGTTGATCTCTCATAAGTTGTATTTGATCATCTGTATATAGATCATCTTTCTGAAGCAATCTTTCAAGCATTTTTATAAGTCTTTTTGTTCGATTAATCGGAGTACCCATCGTCATCATCATACAATTCATCATAATCCATAGAATTTGCGAATGCATCAGAATTTTTGTATGCATCGACATCAGAGTAGACTTCTGCTTTGATATTGTCAAGTAATAATTCAAGATTACGGATCAATATCTTTAGTTTATCTCTATCCATTTGATTATCATTTTATACATTATAACAAAAAAAATAGGAAGAGTCAACCTCTTCCTAAAATGATTAACTGCAAGGTGATGCCTTGCTTTTAACTTTAAGACCACGATACATTAGTTCGTGTCTTTCACGCTTTGCTGCTTCATCAACAACTTTTGCGTTGTACTCTTCAGTGTCGTATTCGACACCACGATAAGTGACTTTTGCCATTTGCTTGTCCTCGGTAGTAGGGGTTTTTAATCCCGTTCCTTCAGTCGGCATTTGCGTCCTCCGAAGAGGATGAACGTACCCGTTCCGTGTCGGCTTACTTGCGTCCCTTGCGGGATGAACGATGTGTTTATATTAACACATTCACACTATATAGACAAGTAATTATGTATTGATTGTTACAAAAATCCTCACAGATCAAAAATTTGGCGGGATTTTTTTTGCCCCTTTTTTGGAATAAAAAGTTGATTTTGGTTTATGATCTCTTTTTTTTCTTATTGTTCTGTGGTTTATATCCCCATAACTTTGGACTGATAGTTCCCTTACCATAATCAATTTTTTTCAATCCTTTTTTAAATTTATCATAATACATATCAAATAATTTCAGTTGCGAACCTCTTGTTAGGTCATAACAAACTGCATTATCAACACAATACTTAATAATACATGCGTCAGTTGGAAATTCACGAGAGGAAACTTGTTCAAAAGTTCCATTTGAAATCAATATTTCACAACAATAATTTTCTTTTGAATTTTCTCTCTCATCTTTTGTCCAAAAATCTGGACGATTTGTAGTTTCACTTGTCATAATAATTACGAACGATTACCCCATCTAATATCGGGATATGCTTTACTTACTATTTCTTTTGTAATTTTATATTTTTCACCAAGTCTTTTATCTTTTACAAGAGTTAAAATTTCTGCCTCAAGTGGATGTAATCCTTCAAGCACGTTGATAAACATAGTTTCACGACGAATGCTTTTTATCGAATCATTACCACCCTTGATGAAATGATAAAAATGTTTATACTCTCTTCTGATTGTAGTATGTCCTTGTTGATCACTTGATCCTATAGAAAAACTACCTTGCTCATGCATTTTTCGGACTTCATGCTCAATCTTTGTGGTCAATGTGCCACTGTAAGTATTTTGTTCATCATATCCTGTGTAAGGAACTTCACCCTCTGGTAAAACAGACACAACTGATTCATCAAAATTCCAGATAAAAAGTGCTTTTAAAGATATATGTTCGTATCTTTTTAAAATTTCAACTTTTTTTGCAGCTGATCTTTGTCTTGATGCAAGATCAAGAACCTCAAATGCAAAAGGATTGTTGGGTAGGTTAGACGAAGCGACCTTAACAGTTTTTGGTTTAGTCTTCTTCGTCGGAGTTTTCGTTGTTGTCATAATTTTCAAATCTAAATGCGACAATTTCATCAGGTACGAGGTTTCCATTTCCATCAAACATTTCTGGATGAGGTCTTGGTATTTCTTGATAATTCATCATATATTCTCTTGTTACCCAACCGATAACAGCACCGATAAGAAAAAACAAGAGTGATATGGGAAGAATCATGTATAAGATAACATCAGTTGTCATGAAAAACCTCCTCGATTATTTTATTTTCTTTGATCTAATTGAGAATTCAAAATGAATGATGTATTCTCTTTTTAGGATACGAATAATTCTATTTAACAATATATTAAATGATTTTTTTCGTTTTGGTTTTCGTCCTCTTAAGATTAATTCAAATCCACGATCAATATGATTTGATTTATTTATATCAAGATCTGATGACTTGATGTTCTTTAAGGAATCGAATTGTTTCAACTGATCCTCCTATATTTTGAGATCCACATACGACTTGTGGAAATGTTGATCCCTTACCAAACTTATCATAAAATTCAGTGCGAGTAAAGTCTTCATCTAAAGTATACTCTATGAAATCACTACTTGTCAACTCCATGACCTGTTTGACCTTGTAGCAATATGGGCAGTTGGTTTTTGAATAAATTTTAAATTTCATAATAACATTATAACATGGTTTTTTTATTTAGGTTGACATGTAAGTGATATGTCCGTGCATCCAGAATGTGCCTCCAATATCACTACCATCTAATTCTTGATTACCATTC